TTGGATGCGTTAGATCCAAGACTTATGAACTTATATGGAAAATTAATGTCATTGGCAGATTTCCAATATTGGGTTATACCCGAAAGTGCTATGGGTGGTGGACAAGGGATTGGTGGTTCCGAAAAAATTGAATGGAGAAAAGCTGAGGCACCAGAAGATGAGGACGAAGAAGAAGAAATGGAAAATGTTGACATAGAAGAGGGTGATGAAATGCCAGTTGTTGTTGCCAAAGCTTGGATTTTTCCGTTATTGGTACACGAATTAATTAAGGGGACTTTGGAACTAGCCTCTTCAAATTGGGCGGAAGGTCATTTAGATTTTGAAGAACAAAAGGAAGTAATTGAGAAAGCGGACACTATACCTAATGAAATTTGGGGAATGAGATTGGGTCCTGGTATGTGGGAAAAATTCTTAGATTGTTTAGATGATGAAGATTATGATATAAAACAATGGTTATTCCATGAATTAACAAAATTACCAGCCAAACAATTTCATTCATTTGTGAAAGAAATACTTGTAGGTAGTCAAAAATGTAAAGAGGTCATTCAAACCTTAAAAGATTTACACAATCAAGAACCAAGTGAGGGGTTAGATGATATGATTGATGACACTGGATATGATGATATGGGTGATGTATTAGATAATTTAGGTATTGAAGTAGAGGATGATACACCACAAGAACCTAAAGATGTTGATTATTCTGAGATGACTAAAAAAGAAATAGAAGATTTAATTAATGACGCTTTAGATAAAGGTGATTTTGACACAGTTGCAAAGTTACATAAATATATGTAACTTTTGTAATTAATAAACATTATATAATCCCACCAAGAGTGGGATTTTTTATTTATAGTAAGTATTTATATATAAGATGAACAAAGATATAAAAAATATTTTATTAGAATATATAGATTTAAATAAGTATAAAAAATTTAAAGATACGGTTTATAAATATTTGGATCATGAATTAAGTGAATCAGAACTTGAAAGGGATGATACTGATTATGAAGGTAAATTAATAACATTACCATATCTTATGTTAGGGGATTTTAATATTACAGAACTTGATGCGGAGGGTATTATATATGAGTATTTTTTAGATAAAGGTGAAGACCCAATGACCCATATCACTTTTGACGATTTAAAAAGTAGGTATTATGGTAATGACATTATTAACTTATTAGAAAATAGTGGGTGGTTCGATAAATATATGGAAGATGAAGATGCTTTTCCACAAACCTTTAGGGATGTAGAAAAAAAAGGAGATAGGTTTTACTTGGTTCTTGATCGTTGGGACGAATTATCAGGGTTGTTCAAAAATGATGATAGGGATTTAGTAGAACGTATAATGGGTGAAGATTGGGCCGAATTATATGGTTATTTTGAAGCTGATTGGGGAAATGAGGTTGTTGATAATCTTAACGAAAAATCTATAAAACATATAAAAGATTATATTAAAGAAGGTGATTTTATTGGTCAAGAAATGAGTGAATATTCTATGGATGATGAACATGGTAATATATTGACAGAAGATATGGTAAATGATACTGAAACTATATTAAGGTTAATAGATGAGGAAGATATATTAAATGATTTACGTAATGACTTATTACATCAATATAGGTGGGCGTATGAACAGGCTGGTGAAGATGAGTTATTTGGTAATGTTAAAGATGAAATAGAGGGGTTTTTAGGTTCCGAGGGTAAATGGGTTGAAATTAAAAAGGATGATGGTAGTTCTCAAGGACAACAACTACATTTTGATATCACCGATATATTTTATAAGTATATGGTTATATCTATGGAGGAGCACTCCGAAATGCCAGGAGAATATTATGGTGAATATTTTGATGTGTTATCAGGAGTTTTATATGAAAGAAATGAAGAGCTATCAACACCAAACATGGATTATTATTACCCAGAAGAGAGGGTTTGGTGGAGTTTTTTAATTTATTTTTTAATGTATATGGTCTTAATATTGAAGATGTTATGAATAATAAAAAATTATATAATATCGTACTTTCTCGTTCTAACCATTTAGAGGGTTTTAGAGATAAACAACAATTTCAAAAATTACCGAATGATTTTACAGTAGTTGACATTTTTAGTTATATATTGTTCACTGAGTATAAAAAAATATTAAATATGGGAACACCTGAACAAAAGTACAATAATTTACATACACTATATTATAGATTTTATACTTTAATGACAGTATATGGGGAATATGAACTATTAAGGGAGATTCAAAGACATCTCGATAGATTTTCGGATGATATGATTAAATATATTGTAAAAACTTATGACCCAATAGAGTCAATAAAAAGATTATCCATACTTAACAGAAAATCACATGACCCTAAAGTAGGTGATACAGCAAAAGAAATTGCTAATAAAAATGGGATAACTTTAATATCTAAACATATGGGGTATAGTTTTAATAGAAAAGATGATAGTATGATTAGGGACTTAATAAATTATATGAAAGATATAAGTGACATAAAAAAAACAAAGAGAGGTTTTTTAGATTATATAGGGTCACATTATTCTGGTGGACAATATTCACATTTTTGGGCAGCTGCTAATCATTCTGGTATTATAGAAAAAGTAGGTGGTGGTTCTAATGTAACATATAAACTAGGTCCAAACTATGAGAATTGGGAAAATAATAAAGTAGTGGCGTTTTAAAAAAATTATTATGGATAGAAATGAGAAATTAAAAGTATTTGCAAAGTGTATAGGTGACCCCATATATGCTATAGAAACATTTCTAAAAACATATGACCTAACCCAAAAAGGATATGTTCCCTTTAAACTATTTCATAAACAAAGAGATATAATTGATTCATATGAGGAACATAATCGTAATATTGTTACTAAACCAAGACAAGCTGGTGTATCTACAACAACTGCAGCTTATATAGCAGTTAAAATTGCGTTTTGTGATCCAAATAACCCTTGGAAAGTTTTGGTATTGGCGAATAAACAAACATTGGCTCAAGAATTTCTTAAAAAAATTAAAGATTTTACTGATCAGATACCCTCATGGGTATGGGGTGTAGAAGAAGATGAATCTTATTTAGATATTGAAGCTAAGGGTCATATAAAAACTAAATCTACTAAATGTGAAGTTAAAGCACTAGCAACCTCAAAAGATGCGTTAAGGGGGTATACACCTACATTTTTGATAATGGATGAGGCGGCGTTTATTGATAATGGTGCTGAGGTGTTTGGTGCCGCATTAACCTCTTTGGGTACTGGTGGTAAAGTAACATTAATATCCACACCTAATGGTCAAGACGCATTATATTATAGAACTTATGATGGCGCTAAAAAGGGAGACAATAATTTTAAAATTGTTGAAATGAGGTGGCATGAAGATATAAGATATAATAGAAATTTAAGGTGGTTAAGGGGTGAGGAAGAAATAATTGTTTGTGAAAGTATCGGTAGAGAAAAATTAAGATGGGAATATAGTGGTAAAACATATGAAACTGATACTATGAATATTAGTGATTATGTTATAATGGTTAAGGATGGTTGGAAGGCGTCTTCGCCTTGGTATGAAGAAATGTGTAGGGATATGAATGGGGATAAAAAACAAATTGCACAAGAATTAGACGTATCGTTTGTTAGTTCTGGTGGTAACGTTATAGATGATGAATATATTGAATACCAAAACGATAATTATGTTAAAGAACCAAAATATATGGCAGAAATGGAAAAATCTATGTGGATATGGAAAGAACCAGAGGAGGGTCATAAATATATTATGGGTGTAGACGTATCTAGAGGAGATGGGAAAGATAGTTCCACTATAGTAATATTAGATTTTGATGGTTTAGAACAGGTTGCGGAATTCCAATATAAATTACCTCCCGATTTATTAGCAGAAATAGTATATAAGTATGGTAATCTTTATCAGGCATATACAGTTGTGGATATAACTGGTGGTATGGGGGTTTCTACTGTGATGAAATTATTAGAAATGGGGTATAAACATCTTCATTATGATGACCCTAAAAATAGAAAATTAAGTGAAAAGTACGCTAAAAGTGTTTATAAACAGGGTGAAAAGGTTCCTGGGTTTAATGTTGGTAGTAGTAGACTACAAATGGTAAGTGATTTAGAAGAACATATTAGAGAAAGTAAAACAATTATTAGATCAGTTAGGTTGATTTCTGAATTAAAGACTTTTGTATATAGAAATGGTAGACCAGATCATATGGATGGGTACCATGATGATATAATAATGGCACTAGCGATGCCACTTTTTGTAGTACAAACAACATTTAAAAAATTAGAGACAATAGAAAAACAAACAAAGGCAATGTTAGAGGGATGGGTTAATACTAATTCACCAAATGAGGTGAATAAAGTTAATAAAAAATATACGAACCCTTTTTATAGCAATACCCCAACTTATAACCCAACACAACCAAATAATAACAATAATGATAATGGAGAATACAATTGGTTATTTGGTATTAAATAACATTTAAACTTTTTTGATATTTATTATTATAAAAAAAACATTATTATTATAAAATGGCTAGAAAAACAATATTTCAACAGTTAAATGACTTATTTGGTCCAGAAGTAAAGAGACCTCAAAATAAGTCTAGATACTCTTTAGGTGATAAAGAGTTATTAAAAACTAAATCAAAAGAAGAGTACGATTTTGAGAAGTTAAAACAACAACAGGATAAGTATTTGTCTGGTATGTGGCAAAAGGTTGATAATGAGATTTATCAACACTCAATATATTATGAAACCACAAGATTAGCTTCTTATGCGGATTTTGAGGGTATGGAATTTTTCCCAGAAATCGCAGCAGCTTTAGATATAATGATGGAGGAATCCACAACATTAAATCCCGATAATAAAGTTATAAACATATTTTCAGAAAGTAAAAGAGTTAGGAGAATATTAGAAGATTTATTTTTTAATAGATTAGATATTCATACTACATTACCTATGTGGACAAGAAACACATGTAAGTACGGAGATAATTTTTTATTTTTAAATATAGATAGTGAAGAGGGTATTACTGGTGTTAAACAATTACCCAATATAGAAATATCTAGAAAGGATAATGAAGGGTTTGGTGAAAATGCTTCAAATTATGAGGAAGACAAATTCAACCCAGTTAAGTTTGTGTGGGGTCAGAGAGATATAGAATTTAATGCGTGGCAAATTGCACATTTTAGATTGTTGGGTGATGATAGAAGGTTACCTTATGGAACATCTATGTTAGAAAAGGCTAGACGTATTTGGAAACAATTGTTACTTTCTGAAGATGCTATGTTAATATATAGAGTAACTAGAGCACCTGAAAGAAGAATATTTAAAATATTTGTTGGTAACATTGATGAGGCGGATGTTCCAGCGTATGTACAGAAAATTGCAAACAACTTTAAGAAGAGTCCAGTTATTGATGAGAATACTGGACAAATAGATACTAGATATAATCAGATGGCACAGGATCAAGATTATTTTATCCCTGTTAGAGATCCAAACGCACCTAGTCCGATAGATACGTTACCAGGAGCAACTAACCTTTCAGAGATTGCTGATATACAATATTTACAGAAAAAATTATTTACAGCTCTTAGAGTACCAAAACCATTTTTAGGGTTTGAGGAGGCTAATGGGGAAGGTAAAAATTTGGCATTACAAGATATTAGATTTGCTAGAACAATTAATAGGATACAACAATCAATGTTACAAGAGTTAAATAAGGTTGCTATCATCCATTTATATATTTTAGGGTTAGAAGATGAATTAGAGAATTTTACTTTATCACTTAATAACCCATCTACACAAGCTGAAATGTTAAAAATAGAACAAACCCAATTAAAGGTTACTTTATATAAAGATGCAGTGGCGGATGCTGGTAATGGATTCGGTGCAATGTCTATGACTAGAGGTAAGAAAGAGATACTCGGTATGTCAGATGAAGACATTAGAAATGATTTAGAACAACAAAGATTAGAAAAAGCTGCTTCTGCAGAAATGGAACAAACAGCAAATATTATTAAGAAAACAGGGTTGTTTGATAGAGTTGATAAATTATATGGTGATTTCGATACCTTAGTTTCTGGTGGAGAAGCTGATAGTGGGGATGGTACAGAAGAAGGTGGTGGCGATGAGTTCGGTGGAGATACTGGTGGTGGATTCGGTGGAGATACTGGTGGAGATGGTGGATTTGGTGCTGACATAGAAAGTGCGGCATCTACAGAAGCTGGTGGTGAAGCAGCTGCAGCTGAAACAGAGACAGCGGTAGAATCTACAAAGAAAAAAGAAAATTTATTGATGGAAGAAAATAAAAGAAAGTATGAAGAAAAAACTAAAAGATATCAAGGTATGTACCTTAAAAGACTTACAGAAAGTTTAGCAAAAAATGAACATATTTACGATTTAGATTCAGTAGAAAAAGACACCAATAAACTAAATAAAAATATAGAAGATATGACAAAAGAAATAGATAAAATAATTAAAGAGTAATTTTTTAAAAAATCTAGATATTTATAAATAAAAAGCATGGAAAATTTTGGTAATATAAAAGATACGTTTAAGGATATTGTAATTGAGTCAGTATTGAGAAAAGAAAATGGTGGTAAAAAACTATTTTCTAAATTTGTTAAATTAATTAAAGAAAATGATACATTATCTGATCAATATCTAATATATAAAAATTTACAAACTAAGAAGTTCGATGATCCATCGGAAGCTAAAGATTATATTAAAGAAAATATTTCATTATTAAAATCATTAGATAAAAAGAAACTAGAAAAAGGTAACGAAAAACTATTCAAACTTTTAAAGGGTAAAGATATTATTAAAGAAAACAATGAATTTTATTCTCACATTAAATTTTTGGTGGAATCAACAAAATCACCAACAACAATAGAAAAAATTAATGATTCTATAAATCACATTAAAAGGTTAATGTTAGAAAAAGACGTAGAAATTAAAAGTGAGAGAATAGATTCTGAATTACCCCCAAGTGTTTTAACTAAGATATCCGTTAATAAATTTAATAGTAAATACTCTAATATTAGTGAATCTGAGAAAGGAATTATTAAAACTATATTAAATGGTAATGATGAAACTAAAGAAGAAACATATAATACTTTAAAAAGAGAGTGTATCGATATCATTGATAATAGATTGTCTGAGTCTTCTGATGTTGATCTAAAGGATAAATTACTTAGGGTTAAAGACAAATTATTAAATATGGACTTTGACAACGAAAACTTTATTAGTGACATAAATAAAGTTTACGACTTAAAAGAATCCGTATCTTCAAGCGTTGAGTAAACCTACATTTACCATACTTTTATTAAATTGACTTTAGCGAATATTATCGTTATATTTGTTATATATTAATAATAAAAAAATAAAGAAATATGAATGAAACTCGGAAAGGAAATAAAGTTAAACTTATTACCAAACTATAAAACTAAAGTTGGTACAGTTAACAATAAACAATCAAAAAGTATATACATAAATCTCAGCGCCTGGGGTGAGATAAATGATATAAATCAAAACACTAATTACGATTCTGTAGTAAGTGGTCTAAGAAAAAAAATAAAACAAAATATAAATAGTAATCTAAATAGAGAATTATTTCACAACGATAAATATATTGTAGATTTAGATATGAGAACTTCTGGGTTCGTATCCACAAAAAGAAGTTTTATGTCTTGTGAAATAACACTATATCAAAAAAAGGGGTTACCCATCAATCAATCAAATTTGTTAGAATCTTCAAAAAGTATAATTTACAATATAGTAAATAGTTGTTTAGATAATAGTAATTATTTTACTTTTTATAAAACGAAAAAATAGAGTTTTTATAGTAATGGTATATTTATAATTAAAGTATATCATTATTATGGAAATAATTCAAAAAAACGAAATAAATAAAAAGGGTATCCTAATCGAATATGATGCAGGATACATTTCTCCAAAAGATAATAGAAACTTTGTTAATGAAGTTAATAAGTTAACAACAGGACAACAAGTTATTGAAGATCCTTTAATAGTTTACGCTGTAATGCAAAAATATGGTGTAGAAAATAAAAATGAAAGAGTATACCCTGAGGCTATCTTAAGAAGGGAAGCTGAAAATTATCTTAAACTTATTAAAGAAAAAAGAGCAATGGGTGAAGCTGATCATCCAGAGAGTTCCATTGTTGCTGTAAGTAGGATTGCCCATAATGTTGTAGACTTATGGTGGGAAGGTAATGTGTTAATGGGTAAACTTGAAATTATTATGTCACCAGGGTTTGTTAACCTAGGAATTATTTCCTGTGAAGGTGATAGAGTTGCTAATTACATTAGAAAAGGATTAAAAATCGGTGTATCTTCTAGAGGTGTCGGATCATTAGAAAAAGAAAATGGTAAAAACATTGTACAAGATGATTTCGAATTAATCTGTTGGGATATTGTAACATCACCATCTACTCCAGGGTCTTGGATATATAATGAAGAACCATCTCGAGAACAACAAATGTCAGAGTCTAATAAAAAAAATGAAGATAAAATCTTAACAAATTCATTAAATAACTTCTTATTAGATTAAAAAAATCAACAAAAAATAAGTTTTTTATGTTTTATTGCATATTTATTAAAAAATGCACTATGGTGTATTGATAATAATAAAATAAAATTTTAAAAAAAATTAAAATGGCTGAAAAAAGAAAATCAATCATCGAAGAGGCTTTGTTAGATGCTAAGTCTTTAGAGGATGCCTTAAAAGCCAACACGAAAGAAATGCTTTCGGCGCATATGTCGAAAGAAATTGAGAGTATCGTAGAGTCGTCTTTGAGAGAACAAGACGAAGAAGCTTTAGAAGTTGACGATATTGAAATAGAAGGATCCGCAGATGATGAGGAAGACGTTGAGTTAAATCTTGGCGATGAATTACCAGATGATTCTGAAGAAGAATCTGGAGAGTTTGAAATGGATGTTATGGATTTACCAGGTGATGGTGAAGAAATGGCTGATGTAGAATTAGACCTTGATACCGATCTAGATTTAGACGGTGGTGAAGGTGATGAAGAACTAGAATTAGATCTTGAACCTATGGGAATGGAATTAGGTATGGGTGACGATGTTTTAGATATGACAATGGCTTCAGATGATGAAGTTGTTACTGTATTTAAGAAATTGGGTCCAGACGATGAAGTTGAAGTAGTTAAAGATGCTGATGGAATTCATTTAACAGATAATGAAACGGGAGCAGAGTATTACATTAAGGAAAGTTTGGAAGAATTGGATGGAATGACAGAAGGTTGTGACGAATCTTTGGAAGAAGATTGTGAACCCCTAGAAGAAGAAACCATTTATGAAATCGAAATGAATGAAGATGAAGAGGTAATAACTGATGAAGATGATTCTATGGAAGAAGAAACTCCAATGGAAGAGGATCATACATTAGCTAGAACTAAAGGTCGACAAAGAAAAGGTGGACATAGAAATAGACAAACGTCTGAATCTAGAAATTCACGTAAACCAGTTGTTCGTAGAAAACCAAAAACTGACACAGTTTCCGAAACAAAAATAATGAAAGAATACAAAGAGTTAAAAAGTAAAAACAACGAATACAAAAAAGCTCTTAATGTATTTAAAGACAAACTCAATGAAGTGGCGTTATTCAACACTAATTTAGCTTATGTTAATAGGTTATTCACTGAACATTCGACAACCAAGAAAGAAAAAATGGAAATTCTTAAAAGGTTTGACAATGCAGAATCAGTGAAAGAATCTAAAACAACTTATAAAGTTATTAAGTCTGAATTAGATAGAAAATCACCAATTAGCGAGTCTGTTGAAAATAAAGTTAATAAAACTGTTAAATCTTCGAAGTCTGATTTAAACGAATCTACAGCTTATGTAGATCCTCAAATTGTGGCGATAAAAGATTTAATGAAAAGAATATCATAAAAATAATAACAAAATAAAAACTCAAAAATAAAATGGGACATTTATTAAATTCAGGTGAAGTCGGAAATATAGGACTTGAACACTTGAAACAAATAAGATCTAAAACTATTTCTAAGTGGGACAAAATTGGTTTCCTAGAAGGTTTAAAAGGTCACGTAAAAGAGAACATTGCTCAGTTATATGAAAACCAAGCATCATCTCTTTTGAATGAATCTACGAGTTCAAACTCATCAGGTTCATTTGAGACTGTCGTCTTTCCAATCGTTAGACGAGTATTCTCAAAATTATTGGCGAATGATATCGTATCGGTACAAGCGATGAACATGCCAATTGGAAAATTATTCTACTTTGTACCAAAAACAACTGGAAGAAATCACGCTCAATTAAATGGGCCAGCTCTTCCACAACAAGATTGTTTGTTTAGCGCATGTAATGGAACAACACTATCAGTATTTCAAGAAAAGAATCTTTACGATATTTTCTATAATGATGGATTGTTTGATGCATCCAAAGGACAAGCTACTTTAAATGCAACTGCTGGTATTAACCCAGTAATTTTAAACGCTAGTGGTGTGACTGTTGACACATCATTTGCTACTCAACCAGCTTCGGCTGATGGGTCAATTAGACATCTTACAATGTGTCTTACAGGATTTACCGACGCAGGTGCTGGTAGATTAACTGGACCAGATGGTTGTCTATTAATAGAGGCTGATATTACACACCCAGCGTGTGTTAGTTGTAGTGCTAGTACTTTTGATGGTTATATTGGGGCTGATAGTGGTGCTGTTACT